ACCAAAGGACAAAAAATTGTCGAACTGTAAGTTAACAATCAAAGACGAAGTAAACATCAAGGTAGATGGACTGCGAGTTGAAACACGACGAAAAATTGTCAATAAATTAAAGTTCGATTTACCCTATGCCCGCCACATGCCTGCATATAAACTAGGCCGTTGGGATGGAACTAAGACCTATTTTAATATCGGTGGCAGTGGATATCTTGCACATCTTGATGTGATCTTAGCAGTGATCGAGGATGAAGGATATGACATCGAAGTTGAGGATCTTAGACCACATCAAGAATTAAAATTTACGGCCATTGATGAAAATTATTGGGCTAACTTAGGTAAGACTTGGCCCAAAGGACATCAGCAGGCAGGAGAACCTATTGTACTGAGAGACTATCAGTATGAAGTGATCAACAAGTTTTTAGAAAATCCCCAAGCTCTGCAAGAAGTTGCTACAGGAGCTGGAAAAACAATTACTACAGCCACATTAAGTCATCTGTGTGAGCCATATGGCCGCACCATGGTAGTTGTTCCTAATAAATCATTAGTGGTGCAAACCGAAGAAGACTATCGTAATCTCGGACTAGATGTGGGAGTATATTTCGGCGATAGAAAAGAACTAGGCAAGACACATACCATATGCACATGGCAGAGTTTGAATGTGTTAGACAAGAAAAGTTATGACAACGACACCATGACATTGGCAGAATTCTGTGAAGGTGTCTGTGCAATTATTGTTGACGAAGTTCATCAGGCCAAAGCCGAAGTGCTGACCAAACTACTAACACAAAACTTTCGCAATTGTGCTATACGTTGGGGACTTACTGGAACTGTGCCTAAAGAACAGTGGGAATTTCAAGGCATATTGGCTAGTATCGGGCCTGTGATTAACCAAGTGTCTGCACATGATTTACAGGAAAAAGGTGTACTAGCACAGTTGAATATCAACGTATTACAGACCACTGATGTGCAGGTGTTTAATTCATTCCAAGACGAATACTCATTTCTTGTCACGGATGATAATCGATTACAATGGATTGCTGGTAAGATCACTGCGCTATCTGCTACCGGCAACACTCTGGTGTTGATTAACAGGATCGACACAGGAAAAAAATTAATTGACTTAATACCAGATGCGGTGTTTGTCAGTGGTGGTATGAAGCTGGATGATCGCAAGGAAGAATACGATGAAATTAAAACAAGTGATGGCAAGATTATTTTGGCGACTTACGGTGTGGCCGCTGTGGGTATTAATATTCCACGTATTTTTAATTTGGTTCTTCTTGAACCCGGAAAGAGCTTTGTCCGTGTTATACAAAGCATTGGGCGAGGCATTAGAAAAGCAGAAGACAAAGACCACGTAGAAATCTGGGATATTACCAGTACCTGCAAATATGCCAAGCGGCATCTTACAGAAAGAAAAAAGTTTTATAAAGAGGCCAAATACCCCTTTACTATTACCAAGGTTAATATATGAGTGAAAGAAAGATAAAAGAATGGGCATGGCCCTATATAAAAAATTTTAGGACATATATAGATATCGGTGCTAGTACAGGAACTACATCGTCACCATTTATTGATTCGTTTGAAAAGATACATTGCTTTGAACCTAATCCTAATAGTTTTAAAGAATTATCTAAATTTTCAAAACTAATATGCCATAATTATGCATTAGGAAATACCAATGAAAAAAAATTATTGGTAATGAATGCTACAACTCAAAATCCAGAACATGGATCACTATCTGATATTAGAACCGAGGGGTGGGATAAAACAGAAACATATGAAGTTGAAATAAAAAGACTAGATGATTTTAAATTTGATTTTGTGGATTTTATAAAAATAGATACCGAACAATATGAATTAGAAGTTGTACAAGGGGCTTTGAAAATTATTAAAAAACATAGACCTACGATCTTTTTTGAAAATAAAAGAGGCGAAGCAGATCAAGTAATTCTTCTGCTGTTAGATCTTGAATTTACAGTTAAGAAATGGAAAAGTGATACCATAGCATTTTACACGGAATAAATTATGAGAATACTTACATTAAACAATCAAGCATTTGATTTAAACGAACTACCAGACGAGGTAGACGAAGACACGAGATTTTCGGTGCTGGATAATTCAAATCCGCAGGAACCGGATTTCTTTTTTATGCCGTTGATATTTTTGGAATCATTCAACTCGCCTGCCATCGTACTGAATATAGGCGGCTATGAAGTGCAGATGCCTCTGGACTGGTGCATGGTAGTAGGTGACAAAGATTGTGGGCTTGATCCTGAAGTGTTGCCACTAACTAGTATCAATGAGCGTGGGTTCGATGCTCTTGTGTTTAATCCAATCAAAGGATTTAGAGCAGAATATATGCCTATAGAAATTGTTAATATCTATCAGGATGTGCGCTGGTATTTTCCTAAGATGAAAAACGGTCAACTATTAACTGTACCACTCAGCGAAGAGGTCAACCCGCCATGTGTGTACTTTGTCAAAGAGGTCAGTAGGCAAAGTGAAGTTTTACAGTTGCACAAATTAATCTGATTAAATACACACATTAAGGAGATAGCATGAAAGCAGGCAAAGTGTGGGGGCAGACAGAGTTACTAGAAGCTAACGGTGTATTAGAATTCCATAGAATCGAAGCTACAGCCGGTGGTGTGTGTTCTAAACACAAACACAAATATAAATGGAATGGCTTCTTTGTAGAGTCCGGAGAGATGATTATTCGTGTATGGAAAAATAATTACGATCTAGTCGACGAAACATTACTCAAGGCCGGCGAGTATACTAAGGTAGCTCCTGGAGAATATCATCAGTTTGAAGCTGTTACAGATTGTGTTGCCTTTGAACTTTATTGGGCAGAGTTTGATCACGACGATATTGAAAGAGAAACTGTTGGGTTTGCGAAATGAAAATAGGAATTGTAACTACCTTCAGCGATAAAGGTTATGAAGAATACGGAAAGTATTTCGTAGAAAGTTGTAAAAAATTTATTAGCAAAGATATAACATTATTCTTTTATGTCGATAACACCCAGATCGCATCTAAATCTAATTTTGTTATTAGAAAATTAGAAGAGTCTGTTCCTGATCTAACAATTTTTAAAAATAGAAACAAGGACAAGATTCCTGGAAAATTTATAAATGATGCTGTAAGATTCAGTCATAAGAGCTATTGCATATATCATGCAGCAAATAATTCCGATGTTGATCTCTTAATTTGGTTAGATAGTGATACAGAGATCTACGATCACATCAACGCCTCTTATCTAACCAAATTTTTACCGGAAGGCAAATTTACCAGCTATCTAGGAAGACCTGACTATTCAGAAACAGGATTCCTTGCTTTCGATTTACGTAATCCTTACTGTAAAGAATATTTCGAATTATTCAAATGGTATTATGACTCTGACGAAATTTATAAATTAAAAGGCCAATTAGATTGTCATGTTTACGATGCAGCAAGAGTTCGATTAGAAGAAGAAAATAAAATAGAGAATTACAATTTATCACCGCCAGATGTAGGCAAGCATCATTTTAATCATGTGTTCGAGGGTTATATGATCCATTACAAAGGCGATAGAAAAGAAAAAAGAGATGAACAGATTGCTCGAGCCCTAAAAAGAAAATATAAAAAATGAACATTGCATTAACTGGACATAATGGATTCATAGGAAGTCATTACTACAATCTGATTAAAGAAGACAATCAAATTTTCACATTTGATAGGCGTTCTGGAAATGATTTATGTGACTCTAATATCACGAATGCGATTCCAGACTGCGATGTAGTAGTTCATATGGCAGCTACTAACGGAACTAAATTATTCTACGAAATACCTACAGAAGTTTCATTTAATAATACTATTCCTACATTTAATTTGATCAAAAGATTTAAAGATACAAATACTAAATTTGTGTTCACTTCGACATGTGAAATTTTTAATGGGGCAATAGATGACGGGTTGTATCCAGTACCCACAGACGAAAATGTTCCAGTAATGTTTAAAGATGTAATAAACCCTAGGTGGAGTTACAGCTTACCAAAAGCACTCGGTGAAAATTTAGTAGCGAACAGTGGGTTGCCTTGGTTAGTTATACGTTATTTTAATATATACGGGCCAGGGCAACAAGATCATTTTATTTCAGAATTTGTAGAACGTGTTGCCAATGGTGAATATTATCTCAAAGGCGATGACACTAGATCATTCTGTTATGTACAGGATGCTGTTAACATCACACATCATTTAGTCAAACATACCAACAATGAAATAGTCAATGTCGGCAAGCAAGAAGAAGTAAAAATAAGTGACGTCGCAAGAATTATTATGGACATCATGGGAGTTGATCCAAACAAATTAGAAATATTGCCTGGCCCAGTCGGAAGTGCAAAAAGACGATGCCCTGATACATCTAAAATGTTAAAATTAACAAATTATGAATATCTGTTTAATTTAAGAGACGGATTAAAACTTACAGTGGAATCATTATTATGAAAATTGGAATCGTGGGATTAGGTGCAGTTGGGTCTGCAAATAAACAAGGTTTTGAGCATCTAGGCCACGAAGTATTAGTGCATGATATAAAACTTAATACTTCGATAAAAGATGTATTATCGACAGAAATTAATTTTCTGTGTGTACCGACACCTAGTGCAGATGATGGTCAATGCGACACTAATATTTTAGAATCAGTTGTACAAGAATTAGATGATAGCAATTACAAAGGAATTATTGCCATAAGAAGTACTGCTGTTCCCGGATTTACACAAAGTATGATTGAAAAGCATAAAAATCTAGCAATTTGTTTTGTTCCAGAATTTTTAAGAGAACGATGTGCTGTAGATGATTTTATACATAATCATAAATTACTAGCGGTAGGAACCTTTGATATCTGGGTTTTTAGAAAAGTAGTTAAAGCACATGGCAATCTTCCAGAGCATACTGAACATCTAACACCAACTGAAGCAGAAGTATTAAAATATTTCAATAATGTTTATGCCAGCCTTCGTGTAACGTTTGCAAATGTCATGTATGAAATATGTGAGAAACTAAATTGTGATTATACAACTATAAAAAATTCATATATTAAAACTGGCAAGGCTGTAGACATGTATCTAGATGTATCAGACGGTCTACGAGGATATGGCGGTATGTGCTTACCTAAAGATACTAGAGCGTTGGCGAGGTTGATGGAAAAATTAGATTTGGACCTAGATTTGATATCGTCGATCGATCATGATAATTCTAAATTTAAAAGAACGGTATTTAATGGAATGAGGGACTTATGATGGGATGGATATTGCCTTATGAAAAACAAATAACATCTCAGCACGGCGAAGATGGTATTATTGAGCAAATGATCAACGCTATTATTACTCCTGACAAAACATTTTTAGAAATAGGGTGGGGCGATGGTGGTACTAATATGACGTGGCACCTTATGATGGACAAAGGATGGGGAGGAGTAGGTGTTGATGCTAAAGAACCGGCCAAAGGACGTGATAAGTTTCCCCCGCAGTTTAAACATATGCAAGAGTTTGTATATCCTAATACCTGCACAAAATATTTAGACCTTGTACCATTAAATTGTGATTTCTTTAGTTTAGACATAGATAGTTTTGATTATGAAATTGCAAAAACATTATTCGCTGCAAACTTTAGACCAAAGACCGTATGTGTTGAAATAAACAAATTTTTTGGTGCTAATCATTATGGTAGCTTTCCTTTTGAAACTCCTAGAAAAAAATTATATCACAAATTATATAGATCCGGAGTAAGTCTTCAGAAATATATTTCATTTTTTAATCATTACGGGTATGAATATTTTGGATACGACTCTTCATATACTAATGCATTCTTTTACAAAAAAGATGAATGCAATAAAATTGATTTGCCAATTTTAAAACTTGAAGATTTTCCTTATCAGACAGATGAACCTATGAGAGAAAATTTAAAAGATAGTTTTTGGGAAGATAAATCTCGTTTAATATTTCAAAAGAGATTTGATTTATGACCTTAGACGACTGGATTATAGTCCCAGGAGATAAGGCATTAAGGTCAGCACTTGCAAAAGCAGATGTTATTAATGATCAACCACTATCTGTCACCGATTATCAAAAAAATAAACTTGATATTGCCTTGGGGTTTGTCAAAAATTTTACTACAGCTATAGATGCAGGTGCTAACTATGGTATAATGAGTTACAACCTAAATAGCAAATTTTCTAAGATATATGCATTTGAAGTTGATGTTCCGGTTCGAGACTGTCTTAAAAAAAATGTAGAAAAATTTCAACTAGATAATGTAATAGTGTGTGATTGCGGACTCAGTGATCGAGAAGAACTTGTTTCTCTAAATTACCTTAAAAATACTTTCGGTACTCATATCAATAAGGAAGTATCCGGAACAAACATCTGTAAAACTTTGGATTCTTTCGAATTGATAGAAGTTGGATTCATAAAATTAGATTGTGAAGGATATGAACCGTATATTCTAAAAGGCGCTGAACAAACTATCAAGAAATACAAACCTGTAATATTGATGGAAGAAAAAAACTATTCAAAAAGGTATTACGGTGAAGAAGGAAATTTAGCAGTTGACCTTTTGTTAAGTTGGGGATATACTATGGAAGTAAGTTGGCCAAAAGACTGTGTTATGATTTATAAAGGTGAATAATGGGATCTCTTAAACCTGGTGCTGATTATATCTATGAACGAGCAAATGGCGTCACATATGCTAGAGAATTTGGAGCAGATCCAAGTACTAGACAAATACATGGTTGGGACTATAATAAAGATAACCCAAATTTCGATCCTAGAACCGGGGATGGCAGACCATTGCATGATCACATCATGGATAGTAAACTTTGGGGAGAAATTCGCCAAATGGCTCGGACAAATAAAGTATTGCAGGATGTATTAGAACGTGCTATACTAATATATCATCTGAGTAAAGACCATGGCCAAAAATAAACACGTAGATCTATTCAAAGATATCATACCCTGCGTTGATCAGGGAATCAAAGAACTTTGGGATGCCGCCACGGAAGAAGGCCGCAAGGAAATCAAAGGTGATCTGTGGAATCTCAACAGATATATCAGCAGTGTAGCCAGCTCTGATAGAGAAATACAAGAACACTATCTGCTCACAGTTAATCAATACTATAACAAGAACTGGGCCAATGTCAGCCAGCATCCTAAATTGCAATGGCTAACTCTGGCTTCTTGCAGTCACGAAAGCAAGGCCAAGCAGTTTCATGAATGGATTGCCTTAAAGAAAGAAAAGAACAAAAAAGAAGAATTCCTTGCAGAACTATTTCCAACCATGAAGAGAGCAGACCTTGCTACACTTGCAGTCATTACCACAGATCGAGAAATCAAAGACTATTGTCAAA